TTAGAAGTGACTGTGTGCCCTAGCGGCTTTCCAGCGCCTCGATACGAGCCTCAAGCTGCGCGATTGTCGCCAGTGCTTGTGCTAAAGCATCTGAAGACGTGACCTTGCCGTGCGCGTCGATCTGCATGACGCCAGGAGCGCCAACTTGCGAAGGAGCGATAAAAAAGCTGTCACTTTCCCCGACGTTGACATCCTTGCCCAATCCCGTGGCATTCTTCACGCTGGGTTCTGCCTGCGCGTTGGTGCCGATGAGGACGATGTCTTTGGTATTCGCTGATAGGCTACCGGCACGATCACCGAGGAAGACGGAACGCACGGCCTTCTTCGCCGACATGCCGGCCTTGTTTCCAATCATCACCGATAGCGCTGCACCAGCCGCATAGCCACCGGCGAACCGACCCAGCATAATGGATCGTGTAGCATCATTTGCTTCGTATGCAGCGAATGTTCCAGCGGCTACGAGATGACTGGATCGGTGGGCATACTCACCTGCTGCGTAGCCGAAAACATTTGCGTATTGGAGGCCCGCCACGAAACGCCCAGCGGCGTACCCGATCAACGTCGAGTAATTCACGCTCTTGGCCGCGTACCCCGCCGACCCGCCGATGTTTATGGCGTGGTCGCCATCTGCGAGGTTACGTCCCGCACTCGCCCCGATGTTTACGCTTGACGGTGAATAGACAGCGTACTCTCCAGCTGCTGAACCAACATTAGTAGAGTACGGGGACCGCCAAACCTTGCGGCCGGTCCACGTTCCTAACGCGACAGTGTTGTCGGATTGATAAATTTCCCGGCCGGCAAAACTCCCACTGATCACTGCTGTGGAGGCGTCGTCCCCAAATACTTGGTGTGCCTCCACGCAGGGAGGCATCGCCTTTATCCCAACACTCTGTTGTTCCAGCCGCTTCCTCGCCACCGTGATCTCACGTGTTGGGAAATTCACGAGTGCCTCGCGCAACTCAATGCTGTTGGACACCAACTCCTTCTGATAATCGGCATTGATACATTCTTGTAACGCCTTGGCATCGGACATTTGCTTTGTGAGCGTGCTGGCCGACACAGCCAACTGTTTAGCGCTCATCGCCTCGGCCGCCCCTGACGCCATGATTGCAGCGAGGAAAACCAATGCTTTTGCGACTTCGTACTGCATCTAGCTTCCACCCCACCCTGTTAATGCCACTTGGGCTTACACATCGGGCGGCGGTGCATCAATCGCTCGTCAGATATCTCCGCCGATGACCGCGAAACCGAGCGTAAATGCCACGTCCAGTGCAGCGCCTGCCGAGTCGTAATTATAAATGCTAAACCCCGATGTCGTCAGCCCATCCGCCG